ACACACTCAGATAGAGGTGCATCGATGCCCACGAAAGACGAGCTGGAGGCGGAAAACGCCGATCTGCGCCAGCGTATCGACGAGCTGGAGACGGCCGCGGCCGAGGCCCCCCCGGCCGCTGCCGACGCCGCGGCCGCGCCGCGGTACCCGGTCGACGGCGACGGGAACCGCCAGCTGTCCGCCGGCGAGGCCGACGACCTGCGGCAGTACGGCGTCACGGTGTCCCCGTTCGACGGCGCCAAGCTCAACGCGCTCGACGAGGGGATCGAGCCGGGCAACCCGGAAGCGGCCAAGCGCGCCGAGCAGGCCCAGCGCCCGGCCGAGGTCGTGCCGAACGAGTGGCCGATCGCCGGGCCGCCCCCGGCCGAGGGCGGGGACAGCGACCCCGACCACCTGTCCGCCCGTACGGGCAACTGAGGGAACGCCGCCATGCCGTGGGCACCCGACTACGTGCCGGTCGACGGGGAGGCCGGCCTGGCCGCGTTCGTCAAGGCCGACCCGGCTGACCCGTGGGTCGGGCAGTACGGCACGGCGGCGTCACGCTCGATCGACACGTTCTGCAACCGCCAGTTCGGGCAGCTCGACAGCGCGGCCAGCCTGAACTACCAGGCCCACGACGCCGTGCAGCTGCGCGACGGGACCTGGCTGCTGCCCGTCGACGACGTGCAGGACATCACGGGCGCCGGCCTGACCGTCGACGGCGCGATCATCGCCGCTGGCGTCACCGGATACAGCTGGTGGCCCGGCAACGCCGTCGCCTTCGGGAAGGCGTACACCGGCCTGCAGCTGGCCCAGCGCCCGGCCGGGCCGGTCGTGCTCAACGTCCGGTTCGGCTGGTCGGCCGTGCCGGCGCAGGTGCCGGCCGCGGTCCGGCTGCAGGTCAACCGGTGGCACACCCGCCGGGAGTCGCCGTACGGCATCGCGGGCAGCCCGGATGAGGGGACCGACGTCCGGCTGACCGCCGTGCTCGACCCGGACGTGCGGGCGATGCTGGCCGGCCTGGTGCGCAAGCGGATGCCGCGATGAACCTGCCGGACGTGATCGACGAGCTGTTCACCGTGCTCGACACGGTGCCGGGGGTTCAGGTGCCCGGCCCGGGCACGCACGCGACGCCGCCGGCGCCGTACGTCGAGCTGCCGGACGTCACGTACGGGTCAGGCGGCCCGGGCCTGGACCGGATCACCGACCTGGTGCTGACCTTGGTCGTCGGGACCGCCAACAACGAGCTGGTGTTCCGGCAAGCCCTTGAGTTCGCGTCGACCAGCGGGCCGCGCTCGATCCGGGCCGCGCTGATGGCCCACGACTGGCAGTCCTGCTCGACGCTGTTCGTCACCCGCGCCGAGCCTGCCGAGGTCGAGGCCCGCGGCAACACGGTGAGCCTGGCGTACAACTTCCACATCGACATCACGGGAGCGCCGTAATGGCATCGGTACACGGCAAGGATCACTACTGGTCGGTCGGCACCAAAGACCTTTCCCAGTTCATCAAGACGCACAATTTCGAGCACAAATCCGACGTGCACGACATCAGCGGGTGCGGCACGGACGACAAGAACTTCCGCGGCGGCCAGCGCGAGGGTTCGTTCACGATGGGCGGCTGGTACGACACCTCGGAGACCACCGGCCCGGCGTACCTGGCGCTGCAGGTCGGCGCCACCCTGGCGTTCGATCGCCGGGTCGACGGCACCGGGTCGGGCAAGCCGAAGCAGACCGGCAACGTCGTGGTCGAGAAGTACGTCGAGTCCGGTAAGAACGACGACATCGTGCAGTGGACGGCCGATTTCCGGGTTGCCGGCACCATCGTCCGCGCGAGCCAGACCTGATGGCGCTGACCCGCGAGGAGATCCTCGCGCGCCGCGTCGGTCAGGAGCCGGTCGACCTGGGGGAGGGCGCTGTCGTCATCGTCCGGGGGATGACCCGCGGAGAGGCCGCGCGGTTGCCGCGGATCATCGACGAGCATGACGGCGACCCGGACAACGCCATCCACCAAGAGGCGGCCGTGATGAGCATCGCCCTTGTCGAGCCGGCCATGACCTACCCGCAGGCGATCGAGTACCTGGACAGCGCCCCGCACATGGAGGTCGAGCGGATCATGTCCGCGGTCAACCGCCTGTCAGGCCGCGCCCCGGGTCAAGCCAAGGGGTACACCAAAAGCGTTTCTAGAAAGCGCAGAAGTTAGGTTTGAGTTCTACCTGGCGCAGAAACTCGGCTATCGAACGGTAGCGCAATTGCGTGAGGAAATGAGCGAAATAGAGTTCGTCCAATGGAATCGCTATTACGCGGTTATCCAGCAGGAAAAAGAATTGGCGAATAAGTCGATGGGGGGGTGAGCAGGGGTGCCACGCGGTGAAGCGATCAAGATCAGCGGCCTGCGCGAGTTCCAAGCGGGCCTGCGCAAGATGTCCGCCGACCTCCCGAAGCAACTGCGGCTGGTGTTCAACGACGCGGCCGCCCTGGTCGTCGACTACGCGACGCCGCGCGTGCCGGCCCGGACCGGCCGCGCCCGCGGCTCGATCAAGGTCCGATCTTCTCAACGCCTGGCCCGTATCGCCGTGGGCGGCCGCCGCGCCCCGTACTACCCGTGGCTCGACTTCGGCGGCCGCACCGGCCCCCGCAAGTCCGTCGTCCGGCCGTTCCGCACGGAAGGCCGGTACATCTATCCCGGGCTGGCCGCCAACCGTGAAGAGATCACCGACGTGATGAACCGCGGCCTGGTCGAGCTGGCCCGTGGCGCCGGGGTCGAGGTGGACTGACCGTGCCGAACCAAGTCACCCTCACGTTCGCCGGCGACGAGTCCGCCCTGGACAAGTCGTTTCAGAACGTCGGCGCCAGCGCCCAGCGCATGGGCCAGGACGTCGGCGACGCCTACGACCGGGCGGCCGAGGCCAGCGACCGCGTGGACACCCGCGCCATGGGCTTCCGCGACACCCTGACCGGCATCCAGGACGGCGCGACCGGCATCAAGCAGGCCGCGTCGGGTGACTGGGGTTTCGAGACGCTGCTGTTGCTCGGGACCGGCGTCGGTGACCTCGCGTCCGGCCTGACCAACTTCCTGATCCCCGGGTTCAAGGCGCTGCGCACGTCGACGATGCTGCAGACCGCGGCCACCAACGTCGCCAGCGCGGCCACCAAGGGCTTCACCCTCGCGCAGAACCTCCTCCGCGCGGCGTTCCTCACGTCACCGATCGGGTGGATCGTCCTCGGTATCGGCGCCCTGATCGCCGTGGTCGTGCTCATCGCCACCAAGACGACGTGGTTCCAGACGATCTGGCGTAACGCCTGGTCATGGATCAAGACCGCCGCGTCGAACACGTGGGAGTTCATCCGCTCGATACCCGGCGCGGTGACCCGGGTCTTCTCCCGCATCGGTGACGCCGTGTCGTCGCCGTTCAAGGCCGGGTTCAACGCCGTGGCCCGGGCCTGGAACAACACGGTCGGGAGCCTGTCCTGGACCGTGCCCGGGTGGGTTCCGTTCATCGGCGGCAACACGATCAGCGCCCCCCGCCTGTCGACGTTCCACTCGGGCGGCGTCGTGCCCGGCATCGCCGGCACGGCCGTACCGATCATGGCGCTGGCCGGTGAGCGTGTTTCGTCCGGCGCGTCCGGCGCCGGCCGGCCCGTGACCGTCGTCGCCGGCGATGAGCTGGTGCGCGCGCTGCTGGTGCAGCTGGCCGCGGAGGTGAACCGCGCCGGCGGTGACCCGGCCACGCTGGGAATCCGGGTGAACGGATGACGACGTACGACACGCTGGCCCAGCTGCTCTACAACGGGTCGTACAACGTGCTGCCCGACCTGGTGGAGCCGAACCCGGGCGTGAGCCTGGAGCGCGGCGTCAGCGACGACCTGGACATCAGGCACGGCGTGTGCACGTTCCGGCTGCGCGACGACGCCGACCTCTACCGGCCCAGCAACGCCGCCAGCGCCCTGTACGGCCAGACCGGTCCGTGGATGCGGGGTGCGTTCTCTACGGGCGGCAGCGTGCGTTTCACGGGCGAGGCTCAGTACATGACGCCGGGGGAGACCTCCGACCACCGCGCGTCGGGCGGCGTCAGCGTGCGCGGGAAGCGGTGGGTCGACGTCCGTCTCGGCGGCACCCTCGCCCGGGTGGGGGAGTGGCGCGACCCGGTGACGCCGCCCCTGACGACCCTGATCTCCCGGGCCTACTCCACCGCCCGCGGGTACTGGCCGCTGACGGACGGCAAGTCGTCGACGTCGCTGGCCAACCTCGCGTACCCGACCCGGGTCGGCACGGGCGCCGGCCTGACGTTCGAGGCGGATGGCCCGTCCGGGTCGCCGCTGGCCATCGAGATGCAGTCCGGCGGGACGATCACCCTGCCCGTGGCCGCGATGAGTCCCCTGGCCGGGTTTCAGGTGTCGTGGGGATCCCGGATCACCACCACCGACGCGACCCGGCGCGACACCTTCACGTTCCGCACGTCGTCCGGCTACACCTACCGGTGGCAGATCGACAGCACCGGCTACGGCCTGCTCATCACCGACGCGCTCGGCGCGACCGTCGTCAACGATGCATGGCTCTACGGCGCCGGCGCCGAGTCCGGCAGGTGGATCAGCACCCGCCTGAAGGTCTACGTGTCCGGGTCGAACATCGTCGTCGACGCCGCCTGGTACCCGGAGCAGTCCGGGGTGATCTACCTGGTGTCGTCATCGTTCGCCGGGTCCGCGGCGATCATCGGCGCGCCGACCGCGCTGCAGGTGCCGGCGACCGCGGCCACGACCGGCGCCCGCTACTCGCAGGTCCTCGTGACGACCGGCGTCACGGACGACCTGCTGTCCGGTGAGTTCACCGCGGCGTTCAACGGCTACGCCCGTGAGCTGGCCGCTGACCGCTTCACCCGCCTGTGCACGGCCCGGGGCCTGCCGTACGTCGTGCGCGGCACGACGTCGCTCACAGCCCGCCTGGGGGCGCAACGCCTGCTGACCATGCTCGACCAGCTGAAAGAGATCAGGCGCTCCGAGGCCGGGCTGATCTTCGACCGGGGCGACAACCGCGGCGTCGTGCTGGCCACCCGCGACTACCTCTACTCGCAGGCCGCGGCGCCCGTGCTCGACCTGGTGTGGCCGGACGACTTCACCGGCCAGCTGGCCGAGGTCAGCCCGGCCCTGTTCAACATCATCACGGTGGCCAACGAGGCCGGGTCGACGTCGACGGCCGAGCTCGCCACGACCCGGCAGGGGACGCAGAGTCCGCCCAGCGGATCCGGCCGGCTCGACAAGAAGGTCGAGGTCAACGTCGGCAGTGACGGCCAGCTGCCCGACCTCGCGTCGTGGTGGCTGGCGTTCTACACGCAGGCCGGCCCATCGTTCGGCACGCTGACCGTCGACGTCGACGCCGTGCCGTCGCGGCTGGCCGCCTGCAACGCTGCAGAGCCGGGCATGTTCGCCCGGGTCACCGGCCGCACCCCTGACCCCGTGCTGCTGCTCATCCTGTCGACCGCACAGGGCACCCACCGCCACCGGAACGTCTTCACCTTCAGCGTGTGCGCCGGCGCCATCTTCGACGTCGTGGTGTGGGACGACACCGGGTCACGCTGGGACAGCGCGTCGACGACCCTGGCCGCGGACATCACGTCGTCCGCGACGTCGGCGACGCTGGCCACCACGAACTACTTCGACACCTGGTCGACGACCGAGACGCCGTACGACGTCGCCATGGCCGGCGAACGCATCACGGTCACGGCCATGACGGCGCCGACGTTCACCTCGGGCGCCTGGCGCCAGACGGCCACGATCACCCGCGCGGTGAACGGCGTCAGCAAGGCTCAGGTGACCGGCGCGGGCTGGCAGCTGGCCGACCCGGTTTACTGGGGCTGACCAGCGGAAACGCTGATAGCTGGAGTCACACCCACCGCATAGAATGATCACCCAGAGGTGATCGGGGGAGAACGTGATCATGGAGTGGATCCGCAAAGCGCCGACGGCGGTGGTCGTCACGATGATTCTCGTGTGCGGCCTGCTCGCCGGCGGCGTGCTCGCCGTGTACCTGGTGCTGACCCTCAACGGCCAGGACACCACCGAGTTCCGCCAGTGGGTCAACACGGTCGGGCAACTGCTGCTGCTGCCGGTCGCCGGCGTCGGCGCGGTCGCCGGCGTGTCCGCGGCCCGGTCGTCGAGCCGGGCCGAGGACCAGACGAACGGCCAGCTGACCGCCAAGGATGAGGAGATCGCCCAGCTGCGCGACCAGGTGCGCCGGTTGGGCGGCCGGCTGTGACCGCGTGGGGCGGGCTGAATCCGGCCCTGACCGCGTGGCGCGACGGCGTGAACGCCCTGTTCCCGGACCGCGGCCGCGCCAGCGACGGCGGCTACGCGGACGCCGCGCACGGCTCGGCCAGCCAGCACCAACAGGATCCAGACGGGTCGGTCGACGCATTCGACGAGGACGTGAACCTGTTGGGGTCCGGCGCCGAGACCGGCACCGACGCGGAGCGCGCCCTGGTCGACGCGCTCAACGCCGATTTCGAGGCCGACCCCCGCGCGCACCTGTGGATCAGCCGACGCCGCATCGCCCAGCACAACACGGCGCCGCCGTGGGACGAGAAGTACTACGGCCGCGAGAACCCGCACGACAAGCACACCCACCGCGAGGCCCGCCAGGACCGGGAGCACGACGGCCGCCCCTGGCAGTTCCCGCATGCCCGCGCGCTGCTGCGCACCCTGAACGGAGACGACGTGGACAACGACGACATCGATCGCATCGTCGAGCGGCTGCTGGCCAGCGACTCGATCACCAACCTGTACGAGGACAGCGCCACGAACCCGAAGGTCACGGTGCGCACGGCGTTGCGCGCGGGGGTCGCCGCGGACGTCCGGGCCACCCGCATCGAGCGCCAGCTGGCCGAGGTCAGCCAGAAGCTCGACGGGCTGCTGACCGCGGTCCGGCTGCAGGGCAACGGCTGATGCCGGCCGGCGGCCGCGCGTACTACTCCGACCTCGGGCGCATCGTTGCCCGCGGCCGCCGGTCGACGGCCACGGGCAACATCACCACGACCGAGACGGGCGTGATCCGGCTCGACAACGTGCCCGTGTTCGACTCCCGCGCGTACATGATCGCCAGCGCCAACCTGAACGTCGACGCCAGCGTGGCCAACGACATCGGAGAGTTGCGCTACCGGGTCACCCAGCAGACCACCCCGGGCACCTCGGCCACGACGTCGAGCACACAGATGGGGCGCTGGCGCTCGACCATCGACGACGCCACGAACAGCAACGTGCTCCCGTTCGTCGCGTTCTACTACCCGTCCGCTGACGGCTACCTGTCCGTCCTGCTGTCCGCGTTCCGTGCGGCCGGGTCGGGCAACATCGTCGTGTTCGCCAACAACGTCGAGCCGATCGACCTCGTGGTGGTCGACCTCGGCCCCGACCCGGGGGACACCGGGGTCGTGATCTAGCCCGGAACGGGAACCGCCCCCCGAAGACGCTCTACGGGGGGCGGCCGGCGCGAACCCGCGGGGACCGGTCATGCGCCAGGACGGCGACTCTACCGTTTCCCTACCGCCCGGCCCGGCGCCTGCGGTCGACGTGCGCGCGGGTGATCGGCGTGGACACGCCGTCCGGGCGCCCGTTGACGATCCGGCCCGACAGCGACCGGCACGGCTGGCCCTGCGCGGCGCCGCACCCCCCGCAGGCCCGGTAGTCGTCCCACGGGAACGCGGCAACCGCTTCGTCGTGCTCCTGTCGGGCGACCCGCGCGGCGATCTCTTCACCGGTCACCGCGCGTTTACCGCCCGGACGCACGTCCGGTCGCCGCAGCAACACCAGAACTTTTCCCAGGTCAGGACGCGAATCTCCCCCTCCACCGTGTACGCATGCTGCATGCGCTCCACGGTGAGCCAGTGGGCATCGTCGATCGTCATCTGGCCGGCGTTCATCGGCGCGCGCCGAGCAGGACGTACAGCACCGACCCGGCGCCGGCGATCATCATCCCGCCCCCGGCCAGGCCCCACGGCCCGGTGGCCGTGCCGATGGCCCATCCGCCGGCCACCACGACCAGGGCGGCCAGGAACACGGCCAGGCCGGTCAGCGCGATCAACCACCACGACCTCGGCGCCGGCGCGGCCACCGGCTCGACCGGGCGCTGACCGAAGTGGATCACCGCGGTTTCGTACGGGTCGGCGCGTTCCGCGGCCCGCCCCTGCCACTCGGGCAGCGAGCCCACGATGGCGGCCAGCCGCGGGCATCCGCCGAGGTGGGCGCCCGCGTCGTCCGGGCACGTGCACGCCGGCCAGCCGGGCACGACCGGCGGCCGCCGGGTCGGGTGCGTGCACGTCAGCACGCTCTCGGGGGAGCTGTGGACCTGTCCGCATCCGCACAGGATGTCGCCCGTGAACGGGTCGACCACCGTGGTCACCTCATCGCTCATCGTCAGCCCCCTCGGTCAGGTCAGGGTGCAGCTCGCGCAGGTGGGTCAACATCGCTTCGTCCTGCTCGCGGTAGCGCTCCCGCGCCGCGTCGGGGCTGAACCGCTCCTTGATCATTTCCGAGTAGTCAGGAGGTGGCTTCGCGTCATCAGTCATGCGGCCAACCTTGACGGTCGACCGTCGCACGTGTCAAGGTTCCGGGCATGACTAACCGCCAAACGGCACTAGCCGTCCCGGGCGACTGGTGCACGACGCTGTTCGCGGCGTACGTGCTTGCCGTCTCCGAGGCCACGGTGCGCCGGATGACGCGCGCCGGCACGCTGACCGCTCACTTCCCGCGGTCGAGGCCCGGCGAGAAGCCCCACCCGATGCTGCTGCTGTCCGAGGTCGAGCAGGTGGCCGCCGCCCGGAAGACCGCCGGGCTGACCCGCGCGCCGACGTGACCCGCGGCCGGCCCCTGCCCGGCATGCCGCTGCAGATCGGTGATCCCGGGCTGTTCGTCTGCTCGATCCCGGACGGGGGCAACTCCGGCCGCGCGCTGGAGCCGGTGCCGTCGCCGCGCACCGACCTCGCGGGCCGATGGCTGGTGCTCGCGTTGTGCCGTAACTGCGTCGAGCGCACCGGGCACTACTGCCGGGCGCACAGATGGTGAACGGAAAACGCGCCCCGGTCGACCGCTTGACGCGGGACCGTGAGCGCGTGATCCTGTTGTTCGCCGAAACAACTTAGCGGTGAGCCTACCGGAAACAGGCACCATCGGACGATTCGATCATGGCCGCCAGGCCCGATCTCGCACGATGCGCAAACCGCGGAGAAGGGTTAGCAACCGCGGGCCGTCCCATCGACGGCAATCAACGTCCCGCGGCCGCGCGACCGCGTAAATGCACGACTTTCGCGTCTTGGAGTCGGTCGCCACGCACGTGTTGACCGCTGGGGCGACCCTGCGGCGTACACGGATGGCCCAACGTGCCACCTGCAGAAGGTGCGCGTCCGGATGGCTCCCGGCCCCCCACGGGACTGCCGCGCACCGCCCGGTGCGCCGGTCGCTACGACCGTGGGGGGCCGGGCCGGACGCGGGAGAGCTGCCGACACATCCCGCCCATGCCCCGGAGTAACGCCCGGGGCGGTGAGTTCTGCGACGCCGTACTTCCGACCGTCGAGAGATCATCCCCACCCCTGTCCGGCCCGCTTCCCTCGGGCCGAACAGGGGTGGGGTGCTCAGCCACCAACCTCCCATCGAGAAGTGAGGATTGCGCTATGTGGGGAAAGAAGCCTGACACGTCCGTAATGACCGATTCTCAATACCTCGGACTGATCATCCGTGAAGCGCTCGACCAGGGCCGCTACGCCCTGGTGACCGCTCTGGCCGCTATCGCCGGCCAGCTGGTCGACGTCCCGGCCGCCCAGCGCGCCCAGGACAACCACCGCGCCGCCCGCGAGGCCCTGTTCAGCCCCAGCCTGCGGCCGGCCCCTATCGCGCCACGCAACGAGGTCACCCTGGCCCCGTCCGAACTCGACGAGATCGCCCGCAACATCAGGACCGCCCAGGAAGCCGAGCAGGTGCGCCAGGCCAAGCTCTACCCGTACGGCACGCCGACGTGGGCCAGCCCGGGCGACCCGGACCGCGAGCCCATCCCCAGCACCCACCGTGACCCCGTGTACGTCCCCAACCGCGGCGCGACCCGTGACGAGCAGCCCGACCGCAAGCCCAACGAGCCGGTGTTCGGCTACTCCGACGACCCGTACGCCTGGACCAGGAACGCGGACACGCCGGCTGCCGTACGGCCGGACGAGACCGCGGTCATGCCCGCGCCGGCGCCCGGCTCGCACGCGCCCCGCACCTGCGAGGCCCTGGTGGCCGTGTACGGCTCCCAGCGGCTCTGCAGCCAGCCGATCCAGTACGACACCGTGAACCGCGTGTGGCTTCACAGCGACCCGGAGATCACCGACCACGACGCCGTGTCCGGGCCTGCGGAGGGCTGATACTCGGATCATGGGCGGATGGGCAGGGGGCAGCACCCGTGCGTGGCGCATCGTGCGCGCCGAGGTGCTGGTCAGGGACCGCGCCACGCTCGACCCGTCGACGGGTCGAGCGTGGCGCTGCAGGGCGCACGACGAGGGATGGTGCGCGCGTAAGGGCCTGGCGCCGCACGCCTGCGAGGGAGTGATGGAGCACGCGCACCACACCCTCGGGCGGGAGCGGACGGGCGACGACCCGCGGTTCATCGTCGGCGCGTGCTCGACGTGCAACCTCAAGATCGGTGACCCGGGCGACGTGCCGGGCGACCCGGCCTGCGTGCCGGTCACGAAGTGGTAACAGGGGAGAGACCATGGCAGCCATGTTGATCATCGAGGCGACCGCGGCCGGCTACCGGATCCGCTGCGCTCAGTGCCCGCAGGGCAACCCGGTCGTGTGGGAAGTGCGCGACCCGCACCAAGTGTTGATCTTGGCCACGATCGACGCGGCGATCGAACACGGCACGGCACAGCATCAGAACATCGCGGAAACGATCAAGAAATCGTCGCGACGGATCGAGATGGGCCGATGACCGCCCGGTTTTTCCCGCAGGTGGGGGGCCAGGACACCCGCGCCCTGTTCCGTCTCTCTCCCCCAAGGTCACCCGCGTCCGCAGGACACACCCCCACATCCCGGCGCACACCGTGACGAACCTGTCACGTCTGCGCGCATCGGCCCGTGCCGCCAAGCTGGGTCCGGAGGACAAAGCCGCGCTGCAGTTCGCCGAGCAGCTGGCCGCCCTGCTCGACCGCGCGACCGACCTCACCCCCGCCCGGGTGCTCGACGGTGAGCGCCCGATGTCGCTGGAGGACCGGCTGCAGGTGGTCAAGATCGTCGGTCCCCAGTACGGCCGGCTGCTGACCTCGCTCGGGCTGACCCGCGCCGGCCGCGGCGCCGTGCCGGCGGCCGCCATCCCCACCGCGGGATCCCCGGCGGGAGCCTCTGCAGAGGCAAAGGCCCATGACGCACACCGTCAACGGTTCCGCGACCGCGCCGGCGGTTGAGGGCGCCACCGTCCCGCGGCTGTTCACGCCGCCGCTGGTCGACGGACCGCCCGGGCCGTGCGGGTGCGGGTGCGCGCTGACCGACGCGACGTCGGACGGCTTCGCCGTGACCGAGTGGGCCACCGTCGTGCTCCACCGGCCGCCGGATCCGTGGCAGCGGTGGGCGCTCGTGCACGGCCTGGAGCTGCTGCCGGACGGCCGGCCCCGGTTCCGGACGCTGCTGGTCGAGGTGGCCCGGCAGAACGGCAAGACCGAGCTGTTGGTCATCCTCACCCTGTGGTGGCAGTTCGTGTGCGCCGTCGCCATGGTGCTCGGGACGTCGACCAAGCTCGACTACGCCAAGGAGTCGTGGCACAAGGCCGTTCAGCTGGCCGAGCAGACGCCGGCGCTCAACGCCCAGCGCGGCCGCCGCTGGACCCGCGAGGCCAACGGGGAGCAAGAGTCCTGGACCGTCGAGCGCGCCCGGTACAAGATCGCCCCGTCGAACGAAGAGGGCGGCCGGTCGCTGACCGTGCACCGGCTCGTGCTCGACGAGCTGCGCCAGCACTACGACTATTCGGCGTGGGCGGCCGCGGTCAACGCCGGCCAGGCCGTGCGCCACTTCCAAGCGTGGGCGCTGACCAACGCGGGCACGGCCCGGTCGGTCGTGCTGAACAACCTGCATGACTCCTGCGAGGCGTTCATCACGTGGGCGCGCGAGGTCGGCTCCGCCGCGGCCGGCCAGCTGGCCGCGGCGCCGGGCGACCACCGCACCGGGATGTTCAGCTGGTCGTGCCCGGACACGGCCGACCCGCTCGACCCGGCCGCGCTGGCCATGGCCAACCCGGGAGTCGGGCACCGGGTCGACGTCGACGACCTGCTGTCCGCGGCCCGGCTCGCGGTCAGCATCGGCGGGGACGCGCTGGCCAAGTTCAAGACCGAAGCGATGTGCATCCGCGTCCTGTCGCTGAACCTCGCGCTCGACCTCGCGGCGTGGGGCCGGTCCGTCGAGCCGGGCACGATGGACAACTTCCGCGGCCGGGTCGCCGTGTGCCTGGACGTGTCGCCGGACGGGCTGCATGCCGCCCTGGTCGCCGCCGCGGTGATGCCGGACGGCCGGGTCCGGATCGAAGCCGTGCGGGCCTGGACGTCCCTCGCGGATGTGCGCCGTGAGCTGCCCGGCTGGCTGGCCACCCACCGGCCGTACACGTTCGGGTGGTTCCCCCGGTCCGGCGCGGCCGCGCTCGCGGTCGAGCTGCGCGCGCCCAAGGGCGGCCGGGTCGGCTGGCCGCCGGCCGGGGTCCGGGTGGCCGAGATCGCCGCGGACGCAGCGCCGGTCTGCATGGGCTTCGCTGCCCTGGTCGCCGAACGGCAGACCGTGCACAGTGGGCAGGAGCTACTGACCGTGCACTTCGGCAACGCCGAGAAACGCGCGGACGGCCCGGCCCGGTGGATCTTCGACCGGCGGCCGGGGGTCGGGCACATCACCGCGGCGTACGCGGCCGCCGGCGCCGCGCACCTGGCCCGGACCATCCCCCCGCCGGTCCGCCGAGGTGGGTTCCACGCCGTGTGAAAACCTCGAGGTTTTGTTGCGGCGTCAACAAACACTCGAGCCCTGCTCGATCGTGCTCGACGCCGGCGCCGGCGCGGGCAGAAACGCGCACGACCAGCTGATAACGATTGTCGTTTCCGGCCCGTACCATGCGGATCATGGAATGGGTCCGGTCGCTGGTCACGCGCGTGTGGGGGGCGCTCGCGCGCCCGGCGGCCGGGCGCCGTTTCGAGCGCGGCCCGCTCGACGCGCTGCTGTACGGGGTCTGGGACGGGCCGTGGGTCAACTCAGGCCCCGTCTCCCGGGAAGAGGCCCTGACCATCGGCACCGTCGAGCGCGGCCGTGACCTGCTCTGCTCGACCGCGACCATCCCCATGCGCGTCTTCCGCGGCCTGGACATCGTGCCGTCCGGGTTCGTCGACGACCCAGACCCGGACGTCGCCCGGGTCGTGGTGATGTCCCAGACCGTCGAGGATCTGCTCTACGACGGCATCAGCTGGTGGCTCAAGACGTCGGTCGACTACCGCGGGTTCCCGCTGGCCGCCCGGCGGCTGCAGCCCGGGTCGGTCAGCCTTCACCCGCCCCGCAACCCGGACGGCCACACGCCGGCGCCGCTGCCGTCCGGCGAGGACCCGCGCGGCCAGCTGGTGTACGTCGACGGCCGCCCGGTCCCGGCCGCCGCGGTGATCCGCTTCGACTCGCCGTGCCGGCCGCTGTGCACGTCGGGCGCCCGGACGATCCGGCGCGCGCTGCTGCTCGACCGGCTGGCCACGATGTACGCCGAGAACCCGCGGCCGCAGGAGACGTTCACCGACACGGACAACGCCACGGTCGAGCCGTACGACGATCCGGCCATCGAGCAGTTCCTGGCGTCGTACGCCGCGTCCCGGCGCCGCGGCGGCCCGGCGTGGATCCCGAAAGCGGTGATGCGCACCGACGTCTCGGCGCCGTCCCCGGCCGAGCTGCAGCTCGTCGAGCTGCAGCGGCAGGTGTCGCTGGAGCTGGCGCTCCACATGGGGCTCGACCCGGAGGACGTCGGAGTGAACACGACGTCGCGCACCTACTTCAACGCGCAGGACCGCCGGTCCGACAAGATCAACATGGTGTTCTCCCCGCTCATGCAGGCCATCACGCAACGGCTGTCCAAGCCCGACGTGACGCCGCGCGGGCAGGAGGTGCGCCACGACCTCACCGAGTGGCTGAGGCCGGACCCGGAAGCACAGGCCCGGTACTGGCAGATGCTCGGGCCGACCGAGAGTGGGGGAATGGGCGTCATGGGACGCGACGAGATCCGCAACGCGGCCGGACTGACCGGCCCGGCCCCGGCGCCGGCCGCCCTGCCCGGCCCGGCGCCGGCGCTGGCCGCGTCGCTCGTGCCGGCCATGATGGCGCCGGCGCTGACCGCGGCCCGGCTGGCGCTCCCGGTCGGGCAGTACGCCGACCCGGCCCCGGCCGCCATGCAGTTCAGCGCGGCCGACTTCGCCACGCCGCGGCCGCCGGCCGAGGTCGACCAGGAACGCCGCACGGTGACCGGCCTCGCGCTGCCGTACAACGCCCGGGCCGAGAAGTACGGCGTCGGCTTCCGGTTCAAGCCCGGCGCCCTGGAGTACGACGCCGCGCAGATCGGCCGGCTGCGCGTGATGGACGGCCACACCACCTACGTCGGGGTGCACACCGCGGTGAAGGACTCCGACGCAGGCCCGGTCGTCACGCTGAAGGTGCTGGACGGCCCGGAGGGCAGCCCGACCAAGATGCACCGGGATCAGCTGCTCATGGACGCCGCCGGGGGCCTGGCCGATGGCCTGTCCGTGGGGGTCGACTTCTCACTCGACGAGCAGGACGGCGACGTCCTGTACGACCGGACCACCAACACCTACGACGTGCTGCGCGCTACGTGGCGCGAGACCAGCATCACCCCCGACCCCGCGTTCACCGGCGCCAGGGTGGCGACCGTCGTGGCAAGCCGCACAGGAGGCAGCACCGTGAATTGCCAGCACTGCCAGCAGCCGCACCCCGCCGGGATGGCGTGTGCGACCTGGCTGCAGCTCAACCGCCCCGCGGCCGCGCCCGTGCAACAGCCCGTACAGCAGTACGTGCAGGTGCAGGCGCCCGGCCAGCAACCGCACTACGTCCCCGCCCAGCAGGTCGCCCCGCCGGCCCAGCAGTACGCGGCGCCGGTCCCGCCCGGGCCGCAGGCCGCGGCCGCGCTCCCGGACGGCGCGACGTCGGCCGCCGCGCTGACCGCCGCGCTCGACGCGCACGTGGCCGCCATGGTGGCCGCGGGCAACGTCACGGCCGGCCCGGCCGCCCAGCAGTACGCCGCGCCGGTCAACCCGGCCGCGCTGCCCGTGCCCGGCGCTGCGCCGGCTCAGTTCGGCGCCGTCGCGCAGGTGACCGAGCCGGAGCCGTACCGGATCACCTTCGACCGCCAGGGCAACGCCATCCTCGGGTTCGGCTCGCACGACCTGTCGCAGGACTTCCACGCGGCGTTCACCGAGAAGGACAAGGCGGCCCATGACCGGGTGCTCGGCTTCATGCAGCGCCGGCTGTCCGCGATGTTCAACGTGGCCACGACCGACGTCGACGAGCTGAACCCGACCCGTCAGCGCCCCGACATGTACGTCGACCAGCGGGACTACCAGTACCCGATCTGGACGGCCATCAACAAGGGCACCCTGACCGACATCACGCCGTTCGTGTTCCCGAAGTTCTCCAGCGCGTCGGGCCTGGTCGCCGCGCACACCCAGGGCACGGAGCCGAGCACGGGCACGTTCGTCACGACGTCGCAGACGGTCACTCCGACCGCGTACTCGGGTAAGGCCCGGATCAACCGCGAGGTCTGGGACCAGAAGGGCAACCCGCAGGTCTCGACGCTGGTTTACAACCAGATGATGCGCGGCGTGGGCGAGGCCCTGGAGGCGGCCGCCACGACCGAGCTGAACGCGGGCAGCTTCACCGCGCTGGCCACGCTGACGGCCGGCGTCACCGACCGGCAGGTGGCAGGCCGGGTGCTCGGGCAGGAGATCGAGGGCGCCCTGGCGCTCCTGCAGTTCATCCGCGGCGGCTACCGGTTCAGCGACGCCTTCGCGCAGGCCGACCTCTACAAGGCGCTCGCGGACGCGCGGGACACGAGTGGTGAGCCGATCTATCCGATCCTCGGGCCGAGCAACCGCAACGGTCAGGCTCAGGCCAAGTTCCGCAGCATCGACGTCGCCGGTCAGCCGTTCGATCCGGCGTGGGCGCTGGCCGCGGCCGGGCAGACCGCGGCCACGAAGTCGTACTTGGTCGACCGGCTGGCCGTGCACGGGTGGGCCAGCACGCCGCAGAAGTTGACCATGGACATGATCGCCGTGGCGTACGTCGACCTCGGCGTGTGGGGCTACCAGGCCACCGCGGTCAGCGACACCTCGGGCGTTCGTACCATCACGTGGGATCCGGTCGCCTGATCTGACCTTGCGCGGCGGCACGACCAGGCAGTATCCACGGGTGTCGATGGACACCCACACACTCAGATAGAGGGGCATCGATG